TTTATTATAAGATTAGTAGAACCTCTATTCAGCACAAAACTACTTCCTAAAATCCCTGAAACTTGCTTATTAATATCAGAGATAGCTATATTTAAGATAGCTTTAGAATTTGCTCCTATACTTGCAAAAGTAGTCCTGGTTATAGTCCTGTATCTCTTCCTCAACTGGACCAAATCCACAGGATGATCCATAAATTGCTTTACTGGTGGTTCTCCTGTAAGTCCATTTCCTGCACACATCATAATATTAGGCATTTTATCTATAGGATCATCCACATTAATCTGCTGACTTCCTATTTCGGTTGAAGCTTGTTCTTGCGATATTATATCAAACTTGGGTGATCGATAGAAAGCCGGTGGTACGAATTCTGGTATTTTAAATTCTGAATTTACTATAGCAGCATACACTGTTATTAACACATTATTATCATTTCCTGAACCTGTTCTCAATTGATTATTGATAAAAATGACAAATTGCCCTATACAGTCCTCAGGTGCTTCTGTAAATCCGTAGATATGACGGAAGGGCACACTGAATTCTACTGATTGATTATCTGATATAGTTAAATGTTTTCCTCCTAGTTGAAAAACTCTGGAAGAGTCAGCAAATGTGGCCACTGCTGTATTATCCAACTGTGTTATAGTAGGTAAAAAACCTATAGCCAATTGTCCACTATAGAATGCTGAGGCTTTAACTACTACTCGAAATTTTATGGTGGTAGCTCGCCAATAAGCTGTCACATCAAAAGGTGACTTCATTGCTGGAGTAACTAATATATCTGTAGGTAAATTCAGTCTCACTAATATTGTTTCCGGTGTTTGATCTATAGACCAATTTACTGAACTTACTAGGGTATATTTTTCCTCTAGTTTCTCAAGTGTCCAGTTTATATCATTACAATGTAATTCTGCTCTCATATTTTTTGAAGTATGCGTCATTCCTGCTGTTCTCATTGTTCCAAGTTGCGGGGCTTGAGCCTCAACAACATTTGTTCCAACATTAGTAGTAACTCCTTTTCCTACTCCATCTGCTTGAATTTCTGGTGTACTATCATGTAATTCTGATGTTATAATGGTATTCGCTGTTACCAATGGATGCTCTTGCATCATATTCAAATTTGCTTTATCTAATCCTTCTCCTTGTTCTGTTGATGTTATTGTTGCCATTTCTATAATTCGAGAAACCTTGCTTGAGGAAACTGTAAATTTCTGTTTTCCGTATATCAAAAATTTCTCATCTTGATCATCTCTTGTCGCATAATCTGCATGTGAACCTGGAAAATAATAAAAAGTTTTCCATATTCTCACGTTTTCTGCGTAAGTATATAACGAAAAATTGGGATTATGATCAATTATTTTATCCCTGAACTCGTTATAAATTTTGGGTCCATAAAAGTATAGACACCTTAAGGCTGCATTTATGTTATCTTCTGTTGCCTTATGTATATCATTGTTATATTTATTTAATCTTACCCAATATGCCATCTCATAAACTGATGTCATATCCGTCAACGGAACGTAAAATCCCATTAAACTGCCTGTAGTATTTTTCAAAAATGACAATTCTACCAATGGCCGATATGCTATCGACACTTCACCTTTGTCACTCGAAGTACATCTCATTCCATGTTCGTTTATCCATGTTGAATAACTAATACCATTAAAAATTTCTCTTATTACTTCGGATACTGTTTGTACTGTATCATCTCCTCCATGTTTTGCCCTTGTATGTTTTTCCATTGCTCGTACATTACTGAGAAGCGGTGAGACATTCCTAGTAATAGCAAGAAAACCTGCTATACGCAATATCTCATTAATATCACAGTTTATCATGAATGTTGTATACACGCCAGATGTTACTTGTCCAAAGCCTCTATATAAGTCTCCGAAAAATATCAGATATGGTGAGGATAACATCTCAATAATAGTCAAATAGCCTATCTCACCTATGTCATTAATAATTTGTTTCCTGATATAATCCAATTCTATCTCTACCGCTGCACATATAAGTGTCTTGCAAATTGAGCGGTCCCAAAACTTGAAATCTGCATCGAAGCCATAATCTCCAGCTTCCCTCATATAATTTATGAGACCATGCCAATCCAAGGATAACCTATCAATCTGTAATGATGCATAAGAATCTGGGTAATGATAGTGTGCCATTACGTGAGAGTAAAAAAATC